GATGACTGGCCGTGAAATCGCTGTGGGTAACGCTCTATTGGATGCTGATATCGAAACACTTGTCCCCATGAAATTGGGCAAGGAAATACGCAAGCGTCATCGTGTTATCCCACCTAGAAAAGAACCGATTTTCATTGGTTACATCTTCGCCCGCTGCATCATTTCAAATGACACCATGGCTGCATTATTGAGCTTTGAGTATGTCGCTGGCATACTTGGAGGTTATGAAAATCCTCACCTCGTTTCAGCCGATAAGGTATTGTCTTTCAACGAGAAAGCAGAGAGCGGTCATTTTGATCATGAGGTGCCCCAAGCTGTATTCAAGCGAGGTATGAAAGTTCATATTCGTGATGGGATATTTGCCGGGCGCAATGGAGAGATTGTTTCAGGCGGTCACGATGGAAAGGGTAACGCGGTGGTTGATATCGATTTCTTTGGAAGATCGACGCCAGCAATTATGCCTCTTGCAATCCTCGAACCTTTGTGAGCGTATTCTGCTCACGGATAATCCGATGATCCTGTAGTGAGCCTCTGAGAACGCCTAGACAGCGGGAACGAAAGTTCTGAGGTTGGTACGCCGGTCGGACCCCGCCCTGACAGTCTCAAACTTGAGACACCGATTCAGGGCCAGTGCGTAAGCTATGTCTACCAATCACCGATACCATTGAGCGCCCCTGAGGCGCTCTTTCCATTTTCTATAGAGGCTGCTCATGGCAACGATAACGGCGCACTGGGCTGACAAGCACCTGTCACTGTTTGGTAGCAGGCTTAACCAGCTGAACACACGCTTTCCTAAAGTGCTGCCACGTATCGTCAATCAGGTTGGCAACAGGGCGAAGACGCAAGTTATTCGTGCGCTGACGAAACAGACCGGCTTGCAGCGTAAGACAATCGTCAAAGCAATTGGCGATCCCGGTGTCGCAAGACCCGGCAAGCTTTCTTACGATATGGTCACGCGAGGCGGTAACATTCGCCTGAAATACCTGTCGCCGAAGGAAACCCGCAAGGGTGTCTCGGCCAAGCCATTCGGACAGCGCAAGGTTTTTGCGGGGTCGTTTATGAAGGGTGGCAAGTTTCCGAACCGACAGGATGTGCCAAAGTTTTACGGACACGTCTTTCACCGGCTTAACAAGTCAGGCAGTCGTATTAGCTACACCCGGTCGGATGTGTTTATCCCAGTGGAAATGACCAAGGGATCAACCAAGGCTGCATTCGAACGTATGGCAGCGCCATTGCTTCAAGAGCGTGTCGACGCAGCGATCAAGAAGTTGCTGCCATAGGCTGCCGATCAGGGCAGGGCACCCGACCGACCCGGTCAACCCTTCGACCCCTGACCCCACCCCCTCCATTGGGTCCTTTCCCCGGTCTGTGACCGGAGCGGGTGAGCGCGACTGCGGGATTTCGCCCTGTGTGAAATATCATAGGGGGATTCCCCCGCCATTTGGATGGAATCGGAATCAGATGGCTAAAGGCTATTCGGACGAGCTGCGGCAGCAAGTGATTGACTTCATCAATGAGGGCAACACAGTTAGGCAGGCGGCGGAGAAATTCGGCGTAAGCCCCAGTTTCGCAGCGAAAACACACAAAAAGCATGTCGACCAACCCGAAGCGCAGCTGTTTACGGAAGTTCAGCAGCCGCAAGAGGATGAAATGCCGGTCGACGACGGTAGCGTCACAGCGCTGGACCTCGCTGATGTGATCGGAGTGTCGAAGCGGGCAATCTCTGATTATGCCGAACGTGGAATCATTGTGAAGACAGGGCGGAATCGCTTCGACTTTAGAAAGTCGGTCCAAGGTTACTGCGAGCATATTCGAACAATGGCAGCAGGGCGCGGCGGTGAAAATGTCGACGTGCTGGCAACGGAACGTGCCCGCCTTGCACGTGAGCAAGCCGATCAGGCTGCAATGAAAAATGCCGCGATGCGCAAGGAACTGATCACGGTCGCAGAAGTGCGGCACGAATGGGTGTCCATCGCACGGCGTATTCGAAACATGGTCATGTCGGTTCCTTCTCGATGCCGACAGATGTTGCCGCACCTCACAACTTACGATGTCGACCTGATCGATACAGAAATTCGAGCAGCGTTAGCGGAGCTTGGTGAAAAGGACGATGACGGTAGCGCTGACGATATTACGGCGGGCAGTTTGGGAGGGGCTAACACCTCCGCCGAAACTGAAGCTGTCGGACTGGATCGAGAAAACGGTTTACCTTCCTGAAGGTGTTTCATCGCTTACGGGTCGGGTGCGTCTATGGCCTCCGCAGCGAGAGATTGCAGACACCATCGGTGATACCGCAATTGAAAGGGTGACACTGGTAAAGCCTGTTCGCGTCGGTTTCACCACGCTGCTCACCAGTGCCATGGCAAGTTTCTGTTCGAACGATCCATCGCCAATCCTGTCCCTGTTGCCAACAGAGGCTGACTGCCGCGACTATATGGTTTCGGACGTTGAGCCGATCTTTGATGCGTCACCGGATCTGCAAGGTCTGCTGACTGGTGATGTTGATGAAGGCGGGCGCAACACACTGTTGTCCCGTCGCTTTCCGGGTGGTTTTCTCAAAGTCATCGCAGCTAAGGCACCCCGTAACCTTCGCCGTCACAATGTTCGCATTCTGTTTATCGATGAAGCGGACGGCATGACGGCAACGAAGGAAGGTTCGCCCATTCTTCTCGCCGAACGTCGAACACTCTCATTTGCTGATCGTAAGATCGTTATGGGGTCGACGCCGGTCTATGAAGAAACCAGCCACGTGCTGCAAGCCTACAAGGATTCGGATCAGCGCATTTACGAGGTACCTTGCCCTGAATGCGGGCACTTCCACGAGATACAATGGTCTGACATTCACTGGCCGGAAGGTGAACCCGAAAAGACTTATTATGTCTGCCGGGAATGCGGTTCCGTAATCGACGAACGGCATAAGCCGGGTATGGTCACGAATGGCCGGTGGCGAGCACTTAAGCCCGAAGTCAAAGACCATGCCGGGTTTCGGATGAATGCCCTGATTTCGCTTCTGCCAAATGCATCATGGGGGCGGCTGGCTAAGGAGTTTGTGAGCGCGAAGAATGATCCTTCGAAGCTACAGACCTTCATCAACACGATCCTCGCGCAAGGCTGGAAGGAAAACACCGACGAGCTGGATGATATTGAGCTTGCAAGCCGTGCCGAAGATTTCAGTCTTGTTGCGGAAGCGCCAGAGGATGAGAGCGAAACGGGCACCACTGGGATACCTATCCAAGTTCTGATCATCACCGCAGGCGTTGACGTTCAGGATGATCGTCTGGAAGTCACCTTTATTGGTTGGGACAAAGAGGGCATTCCTTATGCTCTCGGCCACGAAGTGATTTGGGGCCGTTACGACGATCATACAACATGGTCGGAATTGGATGTCGCGCTTGGTACGCAGTGGGATCATCCGCTTGGCGGCAAGATCAAGGTTGAAGCAACCTGCATCGACAGCTCGGACGGCGAGACGATGGAAACCGTCTATCGTTACGCATTCCCACGGTTCCGCAGGCGCGTGTTCGCAATCAAGGGTGTCGGCGGTAACAGGCCATGGATTGAGAAATCCAAGTCGACCGTAAAGGGCGGTAAGCTTTTCATTGTCGGTGTTGACGGTATCAAAAGCCATATCTTCGGTCGCTTGGCACGTACCAGCTCCATGCGTTTTTCGAAAGCTCTGCCGGATGTTTGGTTTGAGCAACTCGTGGGTGAGCAATTGGTTGTCAAGTATTCACGCGGACAGACGATACGGCAATTCGTTCCGGTGCCTGGGCGGCGACACGAAGCGCTTGACTGCACAGTCTACGCCTTTGCAGCCCGACAGATGGTCAACGCCAACTGGGCGCATCGCGAGGGCGAACTTTCCACGCCGCCTGAAACCAAACGGGTTTCAAACATACCAGAAATCGCACCTTCGGAGTGGTTATAGCCATGGCGACGTTAGATGATCAAATTGCAGCGCTCGAAGATGCGATAGCAACAGGCGCAAAGAAAGTCATTTTCCATTCGGGCGGCACGCGCCGCGAGGTGGAATATCATTCCCTCAAAGATATGCGAGAGGCGCTTGCGGATCTCAGATCCCGCAGACAAGGCCGGTCTCGTATCATACTGGCGGCGTTAGATTGATGAGCATCACCAATATTCTGGATAAGGCCATTGGCTATGTCTCGCCGCAGGCTGGCTTACGTCGGGTGCAGCAGCGGGCCGCAATGGAGATTGCGCAGCGCAGCTACAGTGGTGCGGAAACCGGCCGGCTAAAATCGGGTAGGCGGGCGAAGTCCACGTCCGCTGATGCTGAGATTACGCGGGCGGGTCGCGTCCTTCGGGATCGCATGCGCGATCTTGTCCGCAACAATCCCTACGCTGCAAAAGCGATATCCGAGCTTGTCAGTCATGCGATTGGTGATGGGATCATTCCCAGATCCAAGAATAAAGAACTGAATAAGCTGTTTCTTGAATGGAGCAAGCACTGTGATGCGGATGGTGATCTCGACTTTAATGGGATCGTGGCCCTTGCAGTTCGGGAAATGTTTGAAAGCGGTGACGGTATCGTGCGCCGTCGTCGCCGCAGACTTGAGGATGGATTGCCGGTTCCGCTGCAATTGCAGGTGCTGGAATCAGATCTGATAGACACCACGAAAGAGGGTGTATTGTCTGGCGGCGGCAAAACCATTCAAGGCATTGAGTTTGATGCCATCGGACGCAAACGCGCCTATTGGATGTTTGGTTCGCACCCCGGAAACAGCTTCTTTGATCCGCAGTCGACCATTGTTTCCAAGCCGGTGCCTGCGGCTGACATTGCGCATGTTTTCGAAAAGCAGCGCACGCAGGTGAGGGGTGTGCCATGGGGTACGCCTGCAATGTCAGACACGTTTGATCTGGCTGAATATGAGCAGGCCGAATTAGTTCGAAAGAGGCTGGAAGCTTGTCTCGTCGGTGTCATGACGGGTGGCGATATTGACGACAATATCGGTATGCCAATGACCGGTGAGGATGGAAAAGCACTTCAACCGGGCCTCTACAACGCTCGTGGGCAGAGGGTCGAAAAGGTTGAACCGGGCATGTTCCTCAATGCTGTCGGTGGCCGTGATATTAAGTTCTCGCAGCCTGCTGTCACTGACAGCTACGACCCTTACAAGACTTCGATGTTGCATACGGTGGCTGCGGGTTGGCGGGTTCCGTTCGCTCTTATGACCGGCAGGCTCGACAAGGTTAACTACTCGTCGAGCAAGATCGGGCTGGAAGGCTTTCGCCGGATGATTTCAATGCTGCAATGGCAGGTGATCATTCCAATGCTGTTGCAGCCTCTGTGGGACTGGTTTTGCGAGGCCGCATATCTGGCTGGCAAGATCCAGACGCCGACCGTGGAAGCCGAGTGGTCGCCGCCTCGCTTCTATTCAGCGGATCCGCTGAAGGATGTGAAAGCGAGAGTTCTGGAAGTCCGCGCAGGTTTCCGGTCCCTTCCATCCGCAATTGCTGAGACGGGTGAAAATCCAGAAGACGTGATCGACGAGATTGAGGCTTTCAACAAAAAGCTGGATGACAAGGGTTTGATCTTTGACAGCGATCCGCGCCGCATCTCGCAGGCCGGACAAACGCAACAAAACAGCGATTCTGATGATCCTCCCGACAAGGATGAAAACGATGACGAAACTTAATCTGCGCAAGATGCCGGATAGTCTGCCAATGCAGATGCAGGAGGTTCGCTTACTTCCCTCCGGCATTAATGCCGAAACACGGACGGTTGAACTCGTCTGGACAGCTGGCGCAACCGTACGGCGCCGTCGCTATGTTGGCTGGGATACGGTCGTTCCATTCGATGAGGTTCTCGTTGTCAGCGACAAAGCGATTGATCTCACGCGTATGAATGCGGGCGCTCCCGTTCTCGACAGTCATTCCGCATGGTCAACGTTTTCGCAGGTCGCCGTGGTTGAACGCGCGTGGATTGATAGCGGTGAAGGTAAAGCGAGTATTCGCTTTCCCAAAGCGGGAATTGATGAGCGGGCAGATCGAATGTTTGGCCTCGTCTCTGACGGCATCATCAAGAATGTGTCGGTTGGATACTCCATCGACAAGATCCGCGTCGAGGAAGCTACTAAAAAGGGTGAGGTCGAAAAGGTTATTGTCGAGCGCTGGACGCCGAACGAAATTTCCTTTGTGACAATCCCCGCAGATCCTGATGCGCAGGTCCGCTCGCAGGCTGGCACATTCCCACTGTCATACTTGGGCGCAGGCTTTTCGACTGCCGCAGCTGCTGCACGTATGAGAATGGCGGAAGCCGTTCGCCGCATCGGCTGACAATCACGACAATTTATCAGTTTGCCGCCTGCAACTCCGGGGTTGCAGGCCGACGGCGCTTGTTTTGCCCGGTACTTAGAAGGAAGCGCACACCATGAAAAAGGGTGCTCACATTTTCGCGACCGTCGCCGCAATCTTCTGCGTCGGTCTGGCTTTTGCGTTCTTCGCAGCTGATCCATCGCATGCAGCATCTTTCGATCATGGCATGCTCACACAACCAAGCGGTATGCATGTCATTGGCGCTAACATCGCTCTGTTGGGTCTGCGCGCCAAACTCACGGATATCACCACGCGGGCCGAAGCCAAGCGTGCTGAAATCACAGACGATCTGGACGAAGCGGCTGTTCGCGCAATCGAAAAGGCACATGCGGATATTCTGGCAGAAGCCGATCAGGTGCGAGCCGATATTGCCCGACTGGAAAACGAACAGCGAAATGCGCCCCCTGTTAACACTGATCCGCAAGCTGTCGCAGATGCAGCGGTGCGCGCTGAACGTGAACGTTCTAACGCGATTGAAGAACTGGCCTTACGTTCTGGTTTTGCTGACTTTGGCCGTGAACATGTCCGCTCCGGTACGACTGTCGATGCTTTCCGCAGTTTGCTGCTTGATCACATGGTCAATAATGAGCGGAATGCCCCGACTGACAGCCGCGTCAATGTGATCCGCGATGAAGGCGATACCCGTCGTTCTGCGCAGATCGAAGCGTTGGCCTATGGCCTTGGCGCGCCGACACCGGATGCTGGTCCGTCAGCTGCCGCTCGCCAGTTCATGGGTATGGGCCTTGTAGATATCGCGGCTGAAAGTGTGAACTATCGCGGTCGTCGCATGATGAATGCTCGCGATATCGACGATGTGTTCACCCGTGCATCGCATTCAACATCGGACTTCCCTGTAATCTTCGAAGGCGCTGTTAATCGCACACTTGAACAGCGTTACGCATTGGCCCAGCCGACATTCAAGCGATTTGCGCGTAAGCGTAATTTTCGTGACTTCCGTCCAGACACCACCGTCAAGGTCGGCGATTTCCCGCTTCTGAAAAAGGTACTGGAGAACGGCGAGATCAAGTATGGCTCGTTCGGTGAAGGCAAAGAGCAGGTCCAGGCATTCAGCTATGCGATTGCGCTCAATATCAGCCGTCAGATGCTTATCAACGATGATCTCGGCGCAATCTCGGAACTGCTGACAAGTTATGGTGCGTCGGTGGCTTTGTTCGAGGAAGTTACCTTCTATGCGGGTGCCTTCAACGGCAATCTTGCCGATGGCAAGACGGTCTTTCATGCCGAACACAAGAACCTTGCCGGAACCGCGTCTGCCATCACAGTCGACGCCGTTGGCGAAGGTCGTAAGGCGATGAGCAAGCAAAAGAGCATTGATGGTAATCCACTGCTTTCGAACGCTGCTCGCATCATGCTGGTTGGTCCGGACAAGCTCACCGAAGCTGAAAAGTTCCTTGCGTCGATCACGCCTGCAACCATTGCGACCGTCAACATTTTCTCCGGCAAGTTTGAATTGATCGAAACCAATCAGATCGAAGGCAATGCCTGGCATCTGCTTGCAGATCCTGCATCCGGTTCAAATTACCGCTGGGGCTATCTGGAAGGCTACGAAGCGCCGCGCGTTCGCATGGATGAGCCTTTCGGTCGACAGGGTTTCAGCATGTCGGTTGAACATGACTTCGGTTGTGGCGCTACCGATTATCGCTTCGGATACAAGAACGCCGGGGCTTAAACGAACATCGGCGGATCTGATTGATCCGCCATTCCTCCCGTTTCGATATTCAAAAGGGTTATTCCCATGAAAAACTATATCCAGCCCGGCAAGACGGTTACTGTGCCAGCTCCTGCCGATGTGAAATCCGGCGACCTTGTTGTCATTGGTAGTCTGTTTGGCGTTGCAGAGTTTTCAGCTGCAGAAGGCGATCCGGTCGAAATTGCGACCGAAGGCGTCTTTGAATTGCCCAAAGAACAAGCGCAGGCTTGGACCGTTGGTGCCAAAGTCTATTACATTGCCGCAGATAAGGTTCTGACGACAGCTGCATCGGGCAATACCTTCATCGGTCACGCAACTGAAGCGGTTGCCAATCCTTCCGGATCCGGCGCGGTTCGCTTGTCGGTGTAACCGCTCATGGTGAACTGGCGAAAACTTGAAGCTATGGTCGATCAGAAGATCGGCCTTAGCTATGGCGAGTCAGTTCGTCTGTCTTTTATGAAAGGGCAGGTGGCTGATCCAGCGCGGCCCATGATTGAAGTCCCCACCGCCGTACTTCATGTCGGCGGTGATGATTCTCACGCTCCCGGACCTACCGGCACATATCGCTCTCGCCTTTCATTAGGCGAAGCTGAATTATTCCTTGATCGCTCGACCTATAATGGCCCGATGCCGCAAGCTGGCGACAAAGTGCGGGCCAATGATCGGGACGGCAAGCCGTGGTTTGAAGTGGCTGCGGTTTCTGATCGCTATAGCAATCTCATTGTTTTGAAGTTGGGGCATTCCTGATGTCTATTGGCCGTATCGCATTGCGCATCGCTACGATTGAAGCTTTGCGCGGTAATACATCTGTTGAAGGCAATGTACTTGATAGTGAGATTGGCTCGCTCGATGTTGCCGCAGATGAAAGTCTGCGTACCAATCAGGAAAAGCCTTTTATTTCAGTCTATACCGACAGCGCTAAGGCGGACGATCTCGGCACTGGTCGCAGGCTTTGGGTCAATGGTTTGACTGAATTGTTGATTGAAACAGGCATTGCCGCCTCGATGACGGAAACCAATCAGGAGACCGGCGAAAGCACGATCATCGGGTTTGGTATTCCTGCTACCGATTCCGCTTTTGAATTGTTTCTCGACGTTGTCGACCGCGAGACTGTTGCAGCGCTGATGGATCCCGACAATGAGTGGGCTGAGATCTGGCGTGGGCTTGTCACCAATATTGCAAAGGTGGATCGTAGGCGAACCGCTGATGCTGAAACGGGAACGCGGATGGCTGCCCATCAACAATGCATTCTCTGCGACATTCTGCCAGATCCAGTCTATGGCGCACCAATTGCGCCCACGTCGCTATGGCAAAAGCTGCTCGATCAGATGGCAGCGATCAAGCATCCTTATTTGACAAGCATGCGCGATCTTCTTGGCTTGGACGTCGTGCAACTCAAATCAGCAAAACAGCGACGACGGTTTGGTCTGACGCTTGATGAGGCGAGGGCGCTTTTTATCACGCCGCCGCTATCTGCGGAAACTGGCGAGCCTTCCATCGCGAAAGTAGAAGCGGTCGAAACACATGGCTGATTTCATTGATGAGTTCGTGGAAATGCAAAGGCGGGTGTTCGAACTTGAACGTCGCACTGCAAATCGCAAGCGAACAGGCACCGTAGAGAAGCTTGATCTAGATAAAGGTCTTGCGCGTGTTCTGATAGAGAACGATGGGGATCGGCCTTTTCTTTCTCCGTGGGTGCCTTGGAAGGAAATCGCCGCTGGCGGGATATCCTCGCATATTCCTCCTACCGTCGGACAGCAGGTCGACGTTGTTTCAGAAAGCGGCGACCTTACCGACGGTATTATCGACTTTTCCACTCATTCCAACGCAAATCCGCGACCTCACAACGGCCCGGAGGCTGTTATCGTAAAGGGCAGTGCCCGGTTATTCATAGGCGACGATACGGTGACAATTGATGCGCCGAACATCGCTTTTAGAGCGTCCAGCGGAACGCTAGGATAATGCCACTTATAGCCCGGTTAGGCGATGCCGGGTCGCACGGCGGTTCAATCACAACATCGGCAGCAAAATGGGAATGCGAAGGAGCTTTGATTGCTCGTCGCGGCGATACCTATGCGTGCCCGATACACGGATCAAACCCGATTGTTGGCGGCTCTGGTAAATTCATATGTGAAGGCGAGCCAATTGCTCGTCATGGCGATGCAACGGCCTGCGGCGCAACGTTGATTTCTGGCGCGTCTCGATGGGCGTGCGATTAAAAAAGGAAAACCGTGATGGAAGTTATTGTTAAAGAAAGCGGGTTTTACGGCGGCACTTGGCGTGACGCTTCGTCGAAACAGGTCGATATGCCTGAAACTACAGCGCGACCGTTTCTTCCCCCTTATGGGCATCAACTGGACTTGCCTAAACCAGTCGAGAAGCCGAACGACAAAGAACTCCAAAAAGCTAAGGGCTGACGCCAATGTCTTCAAGCGGCGTCAATCGTGTGGACGGGCGGCCATTGTCGAACTTCGAACACGTCCGGCAGTCGATTGAAGTCATATTGACTACGGCTATCGGCTCCCGCGTGATGCGCCGGGAGTTTGGTTCGGAAGTCCTGAACTTGATCGACCGTCCCCTAACCGACCGTGTCATCCTCGCGGTTTACTCGGCTGTCGTGATGGCGATAGCACAGTGGGAACCGCGTTTCGCTGTGACCGGTTGCAAGATCAGCAGAGCTGATGAAACCGGCAAGCTCTCGCTGCAAATCTTCGGCATCTATTATCCGCGGGGACATTTGGGCGACTTTTCCAGACCGGAAGATGCTCAAACGCGGGTTTTCTTTGAAAGGCAATAACTATGGCGTTCGATCTTACGACTTATCCGAAGCCGGACGTCATCGAAACTCTTGACTATGAAGTGATCCTTTCTCAGCGCATAGCGCTGCTTAAGGAGCTTTGGCGGATAATACGGGAAAAGCACCCAGAATTACCGGACTATGACGTCGAGCTTCTGGAAACCGATCCCATCCAGATTACGGAAGAAGCCGAAGCATATCGGGAAATGCTTGTCCGCGCGCGCATCAATGATGCCGCTCTGGCTAATCTATTGGCTTTCGCTGGTGGTGCTGACCTGGATCATTTGGCCGCTTTTTATGATGTTGATCGCCTCGAAGGTGAGGGCGACGAACCTTTTAGGGATCGCATCGTTCTTGAAATCAAAGGGAGATCGCCCGGCGGCGGCGCTTACTGGTATGAGGCGGCGGCGCGGCGGGCTGATGTGCGCATTCGCAGCGCCAAGGCTTTCCGGGAGGATTTCTGGCCGATCATCCATATTGCTATTCTCTCCCGCGAAAATGGTGGGATTCCCGACAATGCTATGCTTGGTGCGGTAACTGACATTGTCACAAGCGACCGCGTTCGCACCCTCAACGACACAATAATCGTCGAGGCCGCAGTCACGACAACAACAGATATCGAGGCAAATGTCTGGCTCCTTCCTTCTGCGCCTTTAATAGATCTATCGCCTCTGGAAGCAGCGCTCCGGAAATCATGGGATTCCGATACCGCAATCGGTTTTGATCTCGTTCCTTCATGGATTGAAGCAAAGCTTCATTTCGCGGGCGTTCAACGAGTTGAGATGGTTTCGCCAACAGATCCAGTCGTTGCCTCTCCGGGAACTGCAATCGCTATTGGGGCAATCAAACTCAACTATATGGGGCGCGATTACTAATGGCAGACCGAACCGCATTGCTTCCAAGTAATGCGACGGTGCTGGAAAAAACGCTTTCGGAGGCCCTTGACCGGACCCCGGAATTGTCACCCGGCATTGTCGAATTGCGCGGGTTTAAATTTCACCCGATAGACAGGGTTGTTCCCTATCTGGTTTCTGAATACGGCCTCTCCGAAGTTGCCGAGTACCTTCCAAACCTTCGCGACGTCATTCTCGAGGGCATTCAATGGCAGCGCATAATTGGTACGCCTGCGGCGATCCACAAATCCTTACGTTGGATCAATCACGACGGGGACATTGAGGAATTTCCGGCCACTGCTCGCAAATGGTGGTGGTTTCAAATTCACCTGCCGTTTGAACCGCGGAACACTCAATTCCTCCGGCCCATGACCCGCTTGGTCATGTCTTCTAAGCCGCTCCGCTCTGAATTCGCAAGAATGACCGCCGGTTGGGACGTGCGAGCGTTTCGCCTTAATGAGCATCGGCTCAACGGTGACGCGGGCCTCAACACTTGGTCCGGGACCCGTAAGGAATCCGGCGGGCCTGTTGTTTCAATTCGCGTCAATCATCGCAAACAAGTCGTTGTACCCACCGGCGGACGTGTCGAAGTCAACGCTATTCAGAATGTCGAAACGGTTCGAACCGTTCGGGCAGGCATTCCGATCAATCAGCTCTCAGCGCGCTTCGCGTCACTGGCTGCGGTTCGCGTCGATTATCGCAATCCCGCAACGGTCGCATTTCAGAATGCGCCGTTTGTTCATCAATCCTTCGGCGCTCCGGTGCCGCGTGTCCAAACAGGATCAGAATAATGGCTGTCTTTACCCAAGACGGGCGCGTCGCATTGGCGAAAGCGCTTTACGATATGACGCTCTTTCTCGCGGTCGGTGAAGGTCTGCCAGCATGGGACGACCAGCCCCGACCTTCGACGCCAGAAGAACAAGCCGCCCAAGATGCCGCATGGTCGGTACTTTCCAAACTCGAAAGCCCGGTCGGTGTCACGCGGACGCGAGACAAGTATTTCGTGGTGCCAAACCCGGACGGCGACATTGTCATGGCGGATGGCGCGAAATATTCGCAGAGCACCGATCCAACCGGCTTTGTGTTCCTCCGCTTTCAGCTTGATCTGGACGACGCCAACAACAACACGCTTCGGGAAACCGGCATCTATGTCGGAACCAAGCTGGCCGAAGGTGTCCCCGGCGGGAAAATGTTCATCCCTGTCGCCGACGTGGTCGATATTGGAAGAATGATCGAAGTTGATCGGTTTTCGCCAATCGTTCGCGACGGCTCCATCGGACAGACGTTCACTTTCATCATGACAATGTGAACTGGTGTTTATAAGTCGTTGTCCGCCTGATTGAAAATATCGCCAACAATCTTCGTGGCCTGCTCCCGAATTTTTGGGTGATAGAGGCCGTGAGAATTCTTGGAGTTGGCCGCAAAATTTTCCGCTCGCTGCTGCGCCATAAAGAAAGCGTCTGACCCCTGATTGGCGAGAACTTCTCTCGCAAGTGATGCAATCGAACTGCGAAGCGCGATCAACTCCGCGACGAGTAATTCCTGTCCGTACATTCGAAAAGCCCCCACCAGACTGATTGAATTCAACCGTCTGCTTAAAGGGTTGGGTTGGCAAGCAAAATTATCCATCTTGGAGAACTCATTTCATGAGTAGCATCATTAAACGCGCCGGTTACGGCGACAGGTTCGATCGTTCGCTCCGCCGTCACGCGATAGCATTTCAGGACACCGGCAGAGATAAGAAGGGTATCTATCTTCAATCCGCTGATTTGAACGAAATGCAGTCGATGAACATCGACCATATGCGCAGGGGCTTTGATTACATCCTGCAAGATGGTCGCGTAATGGACGGTCAAGACCCCGTCGTCGAGAGCGTAGACGACGACCATATCCGGGTGCGCTTGCCAGCCTGCCCGATCTATATGGAAGGCATTGTCCACGACGTTCCGGATGCAACCTTTGTTCTTCCAAACAAAGGCGACCTGACAATCGGCATCCGGAGCACGGAACTCCTGATAACTGACGTTGTCGACGTCGATTTGAAAGGCTCTATCCCCGGCACAGAAGCTTACATGGAAGAAGGGCCAAGCCGGGTCGAGATCACAGTGCTGTGGGGACACTCACAGGACGGCGATCCCAAGCCGCTCGTTTCCGTCTATCAGGTGCGCGACGGGGTTATTCTCACTACGTCGACGAATGTTGATTTCTCGGAAATCTACAAAGCGATTGAAGGCTATTCGCGCGAGAGCAATGGCTCATTCGTCTTTGATGGATTTCTGATTACGGCACTCGGACCGAAGGCAAACGGGAAACAGGGTTTTTCGGTTTCCGAAGGAACGGCCTATGTCAACGGTCGGCGGATCAGCCGCCGCCAGTCCTTGCCTTTCGAGGTCGATGAAAAGCCGGACCTGCGCAATGTTGATGCGGAGCCGCACCCGTTTACCGGGGCGACCCGCGGAACACAGACCTTCAAGGTATCGAAAGCGCCAATCGATAAGGTCCGGCGTGTCACCGTTGAAAAGGAAATCACCGAAAGCGTTCTGCACGGGCCGTTCTCCGGCGCTGTTGATCCGCTCGCTCACCCTTCGGTGACTGCGATCCTCGAAATCAAGCAGGGTGATAACGTCTACAAGTCGCCTTCAAGCTGGTTGCTTTCTCAGGGGCAAATCGACTGGTCGCCCTCCGGAGCGGAACCCGCTCCCGGTACGACCTATACCGTCAAGTATCGGTACAACGAAAATATCCAGCCCGACGAGGTCACGCGCGACACCGTCAAAGTGACCGGAGCCGCCAAGGATACCAATGTTCTGATCGACTACGCTTACAAGCTCCCGCGCATTGATGCCGTTTGCATGGATACGACCGGCACAATGGTCTACGTGACGGGCACGTCTGCCGTGTCGCGCCCGCGCCCGCCGATTATATCGGACAGCATGATCGAGCTTGCCCGTGTATCGAACGATTGGGGGCAAAAGCCATTCGTCGAAAACACCGGCGTTCGCAACGTGCCGTATGACGAAATTCAGGACATACGCACAATGCTCCTCGATGTTTACGACCTCGTCGCGCAGGAACGTCTTAAGAATGACGTGTCCGCTCGTGAAGTTGGCGCGAAACGTGGCCTTTTCGTTGATCCGCTTCGCAATGATGCGATGCGCGATCAGGGCATTGCGCAGACGGCAGCGGTATTCGGTGGCAAGATGACACTGCCGATCTATGCCCGCCTGCATGAGTTCCCGGCCTTTGTCGGTATTCGTCATCTGGAATTTTCGGAAGTTGCCGTCATTCGCCAGCCAAGGCGAAGCAAGGCAATGAAGATCAATCCATATCAGACGTTTACGCCGATGCCTGGCCGGGCAAGCGTTGAACCGTCGACAGACGTATGGACCGACAAACAAACCGTTTGGACTTCACCTGAAACGCAGGCTTTTGAAGCCGGTGAAGGTGAGTTCATCAGCGGTATCTCACTTGAACAACGGGTCGAGAAAGTCAGCGAGCGCGTAGTCAATGCTGAATTTATCCGGCAGCGGGACGTCAATTTCCGTCTGGAAGGCTTCATCGAGAATGAAAACTTGTTGGTTGTTGAGTTCGATGGTGTTGAAGTCACCCCGACGGTGTCTGGCCCTGCGGATGAAGATGGCGTCATAACAGGGCACTTCACCACTCCGGCGAATATTCCGGCGGGATCGAAGTCGATCTACTTCCAAGGTTCTGCCGGAACCGAAGCGGGTTGCACCTATGTCGGACGTGGCTCGATCACGGTCGAGGAATATCGTCTGACGTCGTCGCTTGAAACGACAACCGAAACGATGCCGCAGCCGGTGGTCAACAACACCGTTATCAACAATGTGACGAACGTCACCAACGTAACGAATGTTGCTGCGAACAATGCGACACCTGTTGCAAACCGTGAAGGTCGAGGGGGTGGAGGTGGAACCGGTCACGATCCGCTTGCACAGACGTTCACGCTGGCTCAATCGTGGTGCTTATCGGGCATCCGACTGATGTGCGCAAAGATCGGCTCTCGAAGCAATTCGATTGCGGTACAGCTGCGGACGGTCGAAATCGGAATGCCAACGCAAACGGTTCTGGCCGAAGCGTTTGTCCCCGGCACTGACTTGGTGGAAGGCGAAGTCTTTACGTCACGTTTCAATTTCCCGGTTTTCCTGCAAGGTGGTCGGGAATTTGCATTCGTCGCTCTGACAGACGATGGCGAACACTCCTTGTTCATTGCCGAGATTGGCAATATCGATATCGATACCCAGGCGGTTATTTCCGAGCAGCCGTTTACCGTTGGTGTGCTGCTGTCCTCGTCGAACGCTTCGACATGGACGGTTCACAACGAAGCGGACCTTTGGTTTGAAATGATCGGCTGTCGGTTTGATCCTGTTGAGCGGGTTATCCCTATCGGCACTTTCAAAGCGAATAAAATGTCGGACGTCATCATTCGCGCCGGTGTCGAATATCCAGACCCTTCGGTCGACGTGTCGATCAGGCTTCGTCGCGCGAGCGGTGAAACGATCACGTCGGCACCATCGCAAACGATCCGGTTCGACGAGTATATCCAGAATGAGGATATTCAAGTCGAGGCGATCTTGCGTGGCACAGAACGCGTTACGCCGTTCTTGTTCCCCGATATCCAGATTATCGAGGGCGAGATACAGACGACTGCGAACTATGCGACGCGAGCCATCGACGCCGCAGATACCAACCGCGTTCTGGTCACACTGGATGCGCGCTTGCCTGCCGGATCGTCAGCAGCGGTTCAAATCGGAATGCCGGGTGATTACCCGAACGTTGCGGTTTCGAGCGCCACCCAACTCGGCGACGGCCTAGTTGAGCAAACTTTTATCCGCTCCGCCTATCCGGCGGCTAACCTCGATGCGCGAACGCTGATAACGATTACCGGCACGCCAGCTGCGCGGCCGGAAATCTCGGCCGTTCGCATGCTACTTTCAAAGGTGTGATAGATGGCTAATACGGCAAATTACGATTGGCCTTTGCCGTCACCTAAAGGCATCCAGATTAATGAGGTCACTAAAATAGCGACCTCTCTGGTTGCAATTGATGCCAAAATCAGGTCGTTCGAAACTTCCTACAGCAATCACACGCACAAGTTTGCTGATTTGGAGAATAGGCCGACCACGCTCGGCGGTTATGGCATCACCGATGGTATGACCGCTCAAGAGGTTGCGCAAGCGATCAAAAAGGCGGTCGATGATCTCCTAAGCGGAGCCGACACGGCCCTCGACACGTTAAAGGAACTGGCGGACGCTCTAGGGAACGATCCTAACTTTGCCAAAACCGTCGGCGACGCGTTGGGTGTTCGTGTGCGTGTCGACGCTGCAACGAACTTTAACCTTGCGCAACGAGCGCAAGGACGCTCAAACATTGACGCACTTGGAACCGTGGATAGAGGTGCCGCCGGTGGCGTCGCCTCCCTCGACAGCGGAGGCAAGGTGCCTACAGCGCAACTCCCCGCGCTGACCACAACAGCTACCGTTGGCGCTGCAATCGCTGGCGCTAACGCCAAGTCTACACCTGACGACGGCGACTTCTTCACTGGTGTTGCTGCCGGTGGCGGCACCACCATGTTCAAAGCGACATGGGCGAACATAAAGGCAGCACTGTCCGCTGTGTTTATCAAGAAAGCTGGCGACATTCTCACAGGCTCTCTCGGCGGAATAGCCGCCACGCCAAGTGAAGATTGGCTTGCGAGCTTTTGGGCTGACAGTGCTGGAGGGTCGTATGCGAGCGTTCCTAAACGTCGCGTTCCGTTCAAGGCTCAGACGACCACTATTGGCAACACCTATTCTCCGGTTTTAAACGCAACTTACAATACCAGTGCATGGGGCGGAGTATGGACACAGGGGGTTATCAATCTCGGTACTAATGCGCAGGCGACGAGTTACCAGCTCATTCACATGCATAACGATGGCCAAGCACAGAAGACTTGGACGTTTGACGGCAAGAACGGTAATTTCATAGCTGACGGCGTACTTTTTGCGGCGGGCGCCCAATTTCAAACTAATGGCAATATCGTCGGCACAATCTGGCAGAACTGGGGAGCTGCCGATGCTTACACCGCAATCCATGCTCGAATTGAACTACGAGCTCGAGAGTTTGCGGATGACCGCTTATACCAAGCCAAAGTCTATACTGAAGACAGAGCATATTGGCGGACAAGAGATTACCTCTTGTCGGAAACCGTGCCTGTTGGTGGTTTCGCCATGATGCGAGCTAACCAACTGGCCTCATTTCCACCGGGCAGTGTGCTTGCTGGATCGCTACTTCAGTGGTCCAACAGTAGCAACGTTCAGGGTGGTTCCCCCGGTGGTTCTTGGGTGAGTTGCGGCGTCGGTTCCGGCAACTACGCAACAGTGTGGAAAAGGATCGCCTAATGAACATACTAGATGTGGTAGGCCTTAAATGGTCTCGCGCAGATCACTCGTTACTTGATGCGACCGTACTCACCTCGGACATTGGCACAATCCCTGTGACCATTCACGAAGGTTACGATACCGGGGAAGGCCGCAAACTATGGGATGATGCTATGGCCGGTAGGTATGGGCCTATCCTTCCATACAAGGACCCAGAGCCGCAGCCGGAACCCGTACCCGACGAAATCAGCCGCCGCCAGTTCTTCCAGTATCTCGCGGTGCTTGGGATCATCAGCCGTCAGGAAGCATTGGCGGCACTCCAAAGCGGCGCTATCCCCGCGCCTCTGCAAGCGATTATCGACCAGCTACCGACCGAAGACGATCAGTTTGAAGCGCAAATGTTCATTATCGGTGCGCAGAACTTCAATCGCCTGCACCCGTTAAGCGATACCGTTCGCCTCGCGCTCGGATGGACGGTCGAACAAAAAGACGAATTCTGGCGAGAGGCTTCGAAGCTCTAACCAAATCTCACAACTTAGTTTTTGCATCCAAGCCCGGCTTATGGAGCCGGACTTTGGTGTTTTTACGCGCCATAGCAAAGGAGCAAGACGCAATGGCAACCGTTCCATTTCACCACGGCACACGTGTTTTTGAGAGTGCAGAAACCCCGATACTTGTTCGGATCGGACGTACTGCGGTAGTTGGTATCATTGGCACTGCAAAGAGCGTCGATCCACTTCTTTTCCCGTTGAATAAACCGGCGCAGATCCTGCGTCCGCAAGATGCAATCAGCATGGGTTATGATGGCACGTTGAAGCGTGCGATTGACCTTGTTCAAGCGCAGGTCGCTTGTCCTATTGTTGTTGTTCGGGTCGAAGAGGGTGAAACTACCACTGAGACTTGGGCAAACCTTGTCGGTAATCGCGCGGCATTCTCCGGTGTTCACGCTTTTCGTCGTGCGGTATCGGACGGCCTTTATAAGCCGAAGCTGCTAATCGCTCCCGGCTTCACACAGACGTCGCCGGCAGACGGCATTGCATCGGTGAATGTTACTGCTGGCGGAAATGGTTATGCACAGGCAACGACGACGGTAACAATTTCTGGCGGGACCGGCACCGGGGCAGTCGCGGAAGCTGTCGTCAATGAGGGCGCAATTAGATCTGTTATCGTTCGCAAGGCTGGCTATGGCTACAGTATGCCAGTGACTGTGACAATCACAGGCGGCGAGGGTGCCAAGGGCGCTGCGGCAACCGGAAACATCGGATCTGTTATCAATCCTGTTGTGGCGGAGCTGGCGACAGTTGCAGACTCTCTAAAGGCGCTGGCCTATGTTGACGGTCCCGATACGACCGATCAAGCCGCAGTCCAGTACCGCAGCCTGATCAATTCGGCACGCGTCGTAGTTTGTGATCCGAAGGTTCTAAAGTTTGACACTGATCTCGCTGCGAACGTACCGACACCGTCTTCCTCGATTTTCGTCGGGCAGCAAGCTAAAATGGACCTTGAGCAAGGTTTCCATTGGGCTGGTTCCAACGTTCCGGTTAGTGGCATCGTCGGGGTTAACCGCCCGATTGAATACGGCGATCAGTCTAACTATCTCAACGAAAACCGTATCAACACTATCGTCAATATTGATGGTACGGGTTTCCGTTTGTGGGGCGTTTGGACGTGCGCGTCAGACCTATTGTGGCAGTTCATTCCAGTTCGCCGCACCGCTGACGCGATCAATGAAGCGCTTGAAAAGGCATATCTGGAATTTGTCGATAAGCCTTTCACACGGGCTAACCTCAAGTTCCTTGTCGAAAGCGGTCGTGCTTTCCTTCGTACCATGGAACTTGAAGGTGCGATCCTGCCGGGGCATGACGTCTGGTTGCTCGAAACCAATACCGACAACGATATGGCACAGGGCATCGTCAAGCTTGGCGTGAAGTTTGAGCCTCCTGCACCGATGACCGATATTCAGATCACTTCACATCGAAATGTCGTCAGCTACGAACTGCTGCTCAATCAGGTTGCACAGGAAATCGGCGACGGCACATACGGCTAACGCTGTTCCTCATTCGCTCCATCATTAAAGTTTCAACGATTAAGAGGTTAGGCCATGTCTGACATGCCTCGTTATATCCTGCGGAATTGCACGATCTTTGCAAACCGCGTTTCACTCATCGGACAGGCGAGCGAAGTCACGCTGCCTGTGCCAACCGAAAAGCTCGAAGAATTGCGCAATGCGGGCATGATCATGCCGATTGACGTGCCTTTGGGCTACGAGAAGCTTGAAAGCGGCTTCAAGATGAGCGGCTTCGATCCGCAGGTCATTCAGTTGTTTGGCCTAGCCGTCGGGCAAGAGCGTGAATTTATGATCACGGGTGCGCTTGCGCATGAAGACGGCACGGTCGTTAACGCCACGGGCTATATTCGTGGGCGTCTCATGAAGAACGATCACGGTTCTTGGAAGCCCGGCGATATGGCCGAGAACGACTACGGAATCACCGTTCGCTATTATCGCCTCGAAGTCGAAGGTCGCACCATTCTGGAAATGTCGCCTTTCGATGTTTCGGTCGGCGGCTCTTCCGTCACCCAACCCATCCGCAACGCACTTTTGGTCTAAGGTCCCGATAACTCATGAGCAATGAAACCACACTCCAGCTTTCCAAGTCCTACACCCTTGCAGGAAAGGAAACAGACAAACTGTCGTTTCGTGAGCCGGTCCTAGGCGATCTGGTTCGGGTCGAAACAGCTGCAAAGGGTACGGGCGATAACGGTTATACAGCTGTAATGATCGCGCAGCTCTCCGGTGCGACCGTTCCAGAAGTGCACGCCCTGTCTCTGACTGATTACAGGAAGTGTGCCGAAGCAATGCGCCCTTTCTTGAACACGGAAAGTTCGGATGGCGACGACTAGCCATCTGGCTTAGTCAGTCACTTTTCACACCCTTGTCGACGTTCCTTGAAATGCCACCAGAAGAAGCCGTCCGGTGGCACGACGAGGTCGTTGAACTATCCAAGCCTCAAAAACCAAAAAAACCGGGTGCGTGATGGGTACGCTTGTTTCAAAACTGATAGTTTCGCTCGTTAATAAGATCTCAGGCCCAGCGCGTGTTATCGGAGCGGATCTTGATCGTCTACATTCCCGTGCTTCTCGCGCCAGTTCGGCCCTCTTGCGGGGGCCGGGCGGCTTTTCAGCTGCTGGATCGGTTCGCAACCTCGTTGCAATCGGTGCTGGTTATGTCGGTCTGCGCGAAGGAATAGGGGGCACGGTCGGTGCCGCGATCAAATTCGAAGAGGCATTCGCCGACGTCCGCAAAGTTGTTGATGGCACTCCGGCGCAGATCGCTGTTCTGAGAAATGAAATTGTCGAAATGTCGAAAGTGATCCCGACTTCGGTCAAGGGCCTTTCAGATATTATGGCAGCTGCCGGACAGTCGAATATTCCATACGAAGAACTGGGGAAATTCACTGAACAGGTGGCGAAAGTATCGGTAGCTTGGGAAACAAGCGAGAAAGATACGTCCGACGCTCTCGCCAAAATTAAAACGCAGCTCAATTTGTCGGTTGATGGGGTTGGGCTTTATGCTGATGCCATCAACCACTTAGGCAACAATACCGCCGCGAAGGCTCCGGATCTCGTCGACTTCTCAAAGCGCGTTGCGGCAACCGGTAAAATGTTTGGCTTTTCGGCAACAGAAACGCTTGCGTTCGGTGGCGCTATGGTCGCCATGGGTGCGGAAACCGAAGTCGCTGCCACATCATTTCGTAATATGGGCAAGGCGCTCACTAAGGGCGACAATACCGCTAAGGCGGCTCGCGCGGCTTGGGCACGGATAGGCATGTCGCCTAAGGCAGCGGCCAAGGACATGCAGAAAAATGCCGTAAAGACCACTCTCAAGGTGCTGGACGCAATAGGAAAGCTCCCGGAATGGGAACGGGCAACTAATGCGTTTGCTCTCTTCGGCGAAGAAGCTCGCGCCTTGATGCCTGTCATCAGCGATACGAAAGAGCTGCGGCGACAGCTGGGGCTTGTGGGTCGGGAGGCTGATTACGCAGGATCAGCATTTCAGGAGTACATGATCCGGGCAGACACTGCGGCCAACGTCCTTGAACTTCTCGGAAATAAGCTGAGTGCGCGCGGTATCAAGTACGGTGACACATGGTTACCAACCCTGAAAGAGTTTTCACTCGGCGTCGGTGATGTGGTCGACACTCTCGACAAGCGTGTGGGAGTGATCGACAAAATTCAAATGTCGCTCACTGGGCTTGTGAGCGGCTTGGGTTATGGCGGAACTGGCGGCGTCCGTGAGATGGTCAACGATCTTGGCGACATTCTGTTCGGCAAGGCATTTGAAGGCGATACCAGCGCATTTGATCAGCGCATGGTGGACCTTGCAAAGCTTTCAAACCACGCTCGAAAAATTGGCTCGGATATTAAGTCCTTTGTTAGCGATATCGGAGCGGGTGATATATCCGGGGCTATGACTAGTCTTGGATCTGCATTTGACAGAATGTCCGGAAGCATGACCGTAGGTAGCGCTCTCGCAATCGGTCTGGTTGGACGCGGGCTTATGGGCATTGCTGCGGGAGCGGTCGCTCTCATGCTTTCACCGATTGGCAGGATCACTACAGTTGCCTTTGCGGCTGCGGAATTAATCAATGCTGTAAAAGGTGCTGATAGCATCGGTGCGTTTGCCGATAATTTGATGAAGCTCTCAACTGTTGACTGGGTTATGATTGGGGCGGGCCTGTTGGCTGTTGCCGGTCCAATCGCGAAAGTGGCAGGCCTAGGCAGCGGCACCCCCAAAGCAGGTGCTCCAAGTGGAGCGCCTCCGGGAGGGGGCAAGCCGGGTTCGGGTGTGACGAGCACTGCCGTTGGGGGTGGATGGAAATCCTTCGCTCGCGGCGGCGCGGTTGCGTTGGTTGCCGAGAAGATTGGCGAGTATGCAATTCAATCAGGGCTTAATGCTCTAAATGATCGTGTGCACACCGACGAGCAAAAGAAGAAAGCGGCAGATTTCAACGCAACTCACAATAGAGGCATCGCAGCTCTATGGGATCCGACTTTCTGGTTTGGCGAACAAGACGGCAAGCGCCCGTCGTTCAAAGAAGCTATGGCTATAGATGTCAGCAAATACCGATCACCTGCAAGTTCGGGACCAGAGAACGTCAACATCGTCGGGAGTCCGCCAGTAACTGTCGCTTCAGCTGTGCAAACAGTGCCGAGTGGTACGCAAGATGTTCGAGTGACCAATCCGCCTGCACCTTCAAATATTCAGGTCGTCGTACATGCAATAACAAACGCTTTACCGGCTGAGATTGGCGCGGCAGTCGCAAACGCTATATCAGCCAAATTGCAAGCGGCATCGAATGGCGCATATTCTGATGGAGGAATGTAATGTCAACTCCAATGTGTCTCGGCCCGTTTATGTTCCAATCGTTGGAATTTGGATATACGGGCGTCAGGCGCGAGCTGTCGACAAAATGGGCTGACATTCAGACTGTGGGCGGCTTGAACCGCCTACAGTGGACCGGCGGCGATAGTGACACGACCACTATTGAAGGTGTTCTTTTCCCGCATGAGTTCGGTGGACTAACCACGCTCGAACAGTTGCGACAGGCCGCAATTACGGGAACGGTTTTGCCGCTTATTACGCTGACTGGGAACGTCTACGGAATGCATGTCGTTGAAGGTGTGAGCGAAGATCAATCATACCACGACGCCAACGGCATGCCCCGAAAGGACGTCTTTCGTATACAATTGAAACGATATTCCGGCGGGAACTTCTCGCCGGTTTCAATCGTCCAAACATTGTTCGGGTGATGTTATGAGTCGTGCTTACACTACCATCCAAGGCGAAATGCTCGATATGATCTGTCGGAAGGAGTACGGCGACGAAAGCGGCTACGTTGAGCAAGTTCTTGAAGCCAATCCAGGACTTGCAGATTTGCCCCACAGATTGCCGCTCGGAACGGTGATACGTCTGCCCGAATTAACGAGGGCAGACGCAACACCGTCAATCATTTCGCTTTGGGATTAGGGGTCAACAGGCTCGAAGAAAAGCCAAGGCTTATCGTTCTTCTGTATTATACGGTATCGAATATCTTGTTCGGTGCCGTCACTTAAAAATCCACGTCCTTCGCATTTGATTGTCTTGGACGTTCCCGCGATAATGGTTTTCGGGGCAGAGATATCTAATAGCTTAACGTTTGTTAGCGGGTTTGGGTTGTCGGTCGATAGTTTGACGACCTCCGGAATGAGCGCTTTGCAGTCATACGGACCGCCGTCGCTTC